AAGTCCTTTTCCAAACATTCGTATTGCACTATCAACAAAGTCAAAGTGTTTTTTCCATTTTGAAGTTGCCCTAGTTAGGGCAGCACCGGCACCCTGTGCATATTTTTGAACATTCTTGCCAGAAGAAAGCCTGCTCTCCATAGCCTCAACGGCTTTGAGTTTGGCCAACAGTGCATCAAGCTGCTTGGTCTTGGTTATTACCTTGACTACTATGTTTACTTTTTCGTCGGCCATTACGTCTCCGAGTGATGGTTAGTCACGTGAGTGTAAAAGCGCCGAGCTATGTAGCCAGCACGCTACTAAGTCTTCGACTTGCGCTCTTGCTCTTCGCGGTCGTTACTTATAACTTTAGCACATGCGAGTAGAATTATCCAGCCATCGTCGTCAATATCTAATAAGGTAAGTGGGTTTTGACCAAACAACTCGCCTAGGCGTGCAGCTGCTGATACTCGGGAGTCTTTGACTAGTTCGTCGTAGACTCCTTCGTAGGGTCCACCGCCGTTACCGTATCAGAGTACCCGGCAGCGTCAAGAATTGCCAAAGCAGCTGATTCCACGTGTGGGTCAACGCCAAACAATGCGCGAACCGCATCTGGAACTGGTCGTGTTGCTTCTGTCATTTCCAAAATAATCGGATGTGCAAAATTTAGATAATTGCCATCTGAATCCAAAACCTCTTCATCGTCAATATAAACACCAGTTGTTGTATTGCCAATTACGAGACATGCGAATTTTGTGGCATCAAGACCATTTCGTGTATCTTCGCCAGCATTCTTGCGCCAGTTTTTCATTTGTGTTTGTGTTATATTCGGGCTAACCTTAATGCTTACACCAGGACGCTCGGGAACCGGAATAAGGACAGGCTGACGCTCGACCTTTTTCTTAATTACAGTACGAAGTCGGTCAAGTTGTGTTTCTTCTTTCACCTGCGGCAAAGATACGTCTTTAGCTGACGATTGCTTTTTCTTGGATGAATCGGAACTATCTGATGTGTTATAAAGTGTGTCGCTCATACAACGAAAACTATCACACCCAATATCGTTATATTGCAACTAGGTTCAGGAGGAAGTTGCGTTCTCCACATCAGATATTGCAAATGTTAACGCAAATGTTGCTGGGGCACCAGACGATGAATCACCTTCTGGTTCAGTCATACCCACAAGCAAAGCGCCGGGATAAACTCTGTCTCCGGTTGGGTCTTTGATATCACAGTCGTAAACAGATATGCTGATATTGTAGTACGCAACACCAACAAATTTTCTCAAACCCTTGATTTTTGCACCTATGCCGGCAGCCGTTTCTGCTGACACGTAGTCATCATCGTAATGTGCAGTCAGCGTTATGTCTCCAATTTCCGAAGGAGCACAAAGAACAGTCGGTCTAGACTTGCCACCTTCGTAGATTTTTTCTACTGATGCGGTAATTTCCCCACCGGACACCTGCGCAAATTTAAAACCAGTCCACTTCGGAAGGTTGTTCTGAACGTTCTTTTGTTGCTTTGATTCAGCACCAAAACCCGTTGGGGTAATGTCCGCCAGTACTTGTCTTTGGGCTATTTTTGCCATATTTTATTCCTCCGTTATACCACTGATGTTGTTAGATTTGATTTAACAATATCTATTTCAATTTTGTCACCAATACTGCTGACCCTCAAGCCAACCGTTGCCTTTATGAGACCCTCAGCAAGCTGAGTGGCCGGATTAATTGTCTTGTCGCACTTTACGGTGAATCCCGGGTCGAGTTGGATGCCATTTGCATCAAAAGCCGGATATAGAGCACCAGTGTCCCTCATCGTAGCCAGAATTGCAACAAGTCTCGATGAAATTGCTGCAAATAGCTCATTTCTGCCATCTATTGGACTGAAAACCAAGTCCTCCAGCGAGGCATATGCTTCAGAAACAACTGTGTTAACAACATCCTGCTGAGTGATGTACTTGAAGTTTGATGTGTCTAGCGAACAAGAGCGAGCACCGTAAATTCTTACAGTATTTTGAATTACCCTAATCGCATTAACAAAATTTTCATCGAGGTCATCTCCGACTGCTTTGTTAACATCGAGCGCAACGCCAGAAACAAATCTTGACGCAGATAGCAAACCTGCTCCCGGAACATGTGCTCCGGTCTGATTATGGGCAAGAGCTCTTTTTGCGCAAACATATCCAATTGGCGGAATTGTTCTTGTGATTCCAGCAACCGAAGTTGGGATTACCACCCATGGGAAATAGTACGCGGCATGCTCTGCATTATCCAAGTTCTGCACGTCACCGGCAGCAGTTTTTGCTTGAGCTACTGTTTGGTTTTCTGTTCCACAAAGTATGGCGATTCGGCTATATTCATTTGCATGCGCAACCAGAGCCTCGTTCATGTCGCCGCTTTGCGATTCTGGGCAAGCGACAGAACCAACACCAAGAGCATCATTGAACAACTCGAGACTGGCAATAAAGTCATCATCATCAAGGTCGTCATCATCTGAATCGCCCGCAGCCATTGCTGTTGCGGCCAATGTTGCCGGCAGCAGGTTTGCGTTATTGACAGCAGCAGTTACATAACGTGCAGCAACAGTGCTTGAGTTAATTCTGCCGACTGCCTGCGACGAAGATGTAACAATTCCGGTTGTGTAGACCTGGTCATCCTGATAGAACAAAATTATTCTGAATGCAGAACCAGTATTTACAACCTGAACATCAACATCCGCAGACCAATCGCCAGCGCCGTTTGCAGTTAGCGTAATTACGTCGGCACCACCCGTCGCGTCGAGCGTCAGTGTCCCCGCAGTCGCGGATGCCCCAACAGCACGCCCAACATATGCGCGTGTTCCACCCTCTTCAAAAAAAGTTTGTACGGTTGGGTGAAGATATGAGTCGGAGCGATAGCCGCCGAAAACATCTTCAAAATCGGCAAGACTCTCAACAAGCACTGCCTCGTTGGATGGGCCACGCTCAGCGAGACCGACGACGAACAATTGAGACGATTTACGAACTGTTACGGTTGATGGACCAGTTCTAACTGAAGTTGATATGACTACACCAGGCATAGGACCTTCCTAATTTTGTTTCGGGGTTGGAATCCCTTATGTTGATTTCAATTGTACAGATAGGAAGTGATTATTTTGTGCAACTATCAATTTGCTTTATTTTTAATTTTATTAGATGGTGATAATCTAGTCTCTCGGTATGGTGACGCTTGCGGAAACTCCAGAAAAATCGTCAAGTGATGGCATTTCTTCACCCGTCCCAACCTGTTTTATCCCAATTTGCATCTCCTCAAGTTCGCCAAGATTTGTTCTTGTCACAACTTCATCCATTTCCAACGTGTACCCAATAAAAGACCCAGACATAAATCTGTCACCCTTGAGAAGTGTTGTGTCTGAGAATTCCTCCCTAATTGATGATTCGTCAATTATTACACGAAAATTTGACCTTTCGTCATAGGCTTTCAGGCATGGGTAATCCAATATTGCCGACCGAACAACTGTTGTCAGCCTGTCGCGCATAAGTGGACATTCCTCTATTCCTTCCGTTCTTACCCAACAGTATGTTCTCATGCTGTACGAAATTCGATACAAGGGATGACCAAATTCAAAACCTATTCTGCTCAATTGTGAAGTAGATAAAACAACCGTGATTATTGACGGCCATCTATCTATTGCCAAAGGTTCATATCCAATATATTGTGCCGGATTGGGCAATGTTGTTTCGCTTAGATTCCAGCCGTTTCTATATCGAATCAAACGAACCGGCATATCTTGCTCAAGATATGAGTTAACAAAATCTTTTGCGAAATGAGTTCCGTTCATCAAATATGTATCAAAATTTGTCATGTCACCCTGCTGCCTTCAACTATGTATTTGGCAAGGTCTTTTTCTATCTCCCTATCAAAATCGCGCGGCACAAAAACTATTGGACGTGCTGGCATATTTCTTGTTCCATATTGATGCCACATGGCGATTTTTCCAGGAACTACAAGTTCCATACTTTGGTCAGAAATGTCACTTTCTGCATTTGATGAAGCATTACTAACAAGAGTATAAAGTTTTCCAGTTTGAACTAGAATTTGCTCTGCGGTCATTGGGTATCTTACTTTTTTCCAAGCATAGTAAGACGGACTTAGTGGCGCCCATCCACCCTTTAGCATTGCTCCTGCAGAAAGTAAACCGAGAGTTGTAAAATTTTCACCCCAAGCGCGCTCCAATTTTTCCGCTGCTTTTTTTAATACGGGACGAACATTTTTCGTTCTATCTTTTATATCTTTTAATCTTGCGTTGGCGTCATTAATTTCAACCTTTGTAATAACTACATCGACTGAATATGTTTTAGCCATTCTAAATTCTGTTTCTTTTGTATTTTCTTAAAGAAGCGAGTTCGGAATCAAGAAAACCAGTTTCGACCGGACCAACTCCCCTCGGATTCAAATCCTTCACGCCGACAACGTCGTCATGCATGTTTTGCATTTCTCTAGTTGCTGCACGAAGAATCATCAATTTGAATACGGCAATGTTCGCTCCAGCAAATCCAGCAGTGTAAGTAATCGTAACCAAATCATTTGGATATCCATAATAAAAATCTATTCCATATGGTCTTTTTATATAGTCTCTTTCATTCAATAGAACTCTTTCTGTGCTCAGTATTGGTTTTACCTTTACCTCCGTTATTGAAACAATCGGAGTATTTTTTAAATAAATTGCAGGCGGAGGAGAAGACCAATTGGTTAAATCGGTTGTGTTGCTTTGTTCAAAACTGCTATTGTAGGTGTTGTTTTGTGTGGTAAGAAGAGTTCCGTATGGAACACCAGTATGCATTGAATCAAGACGATGCTCTTCAACAAACGACCCAACCTCAATTGGTCTACGAAGAAAAGCCTCTAGTTCCCCTTGAAGGCCATCAAGAATAAGGTCAGCTGCGTCTTCTTGCCTTGCGGTTAAGGAAATATCCATATACGTTTTTAATTCAGATTTTGTAACAATTGTCATTAGTTCTCCAAATGTA